ATACGAATAATGGTTATACTCTCATGGCAGATGAAGGTGTAAACATAAAAGCATCACAAACCTTAGAGAGTTTAGAATTTAAAACTGATCATGGTGATGATATCTTCAGAGATCAAAATAAATCAATGAGTGTACGTAATAAATGCACTATACATGATGGTGCTCGTCCGCATTGTAGCTCGACTTGCACGAACGCAAAGTCTCGTATATTGATTGCAATTAATTATTTTTAAAATGACAACACATACTAGTAAGTATAAAGTGACTGATAACTTTATACCGAGTGATTATCTAAAGTACTTAAAAGGTAAAATTTTATCACCTAGAGGATTTCCTTGGGAGTTTTCTGATGTTGTTGCCTATAACAAAGATAATGAACATCAAGATGAAGATGCAAAGTATAACTGTTATTTGATGCACGAAATCTTTAATGATTATACAATACGAAGTCCATTACATGAAGATTTACTGCACATTTACAAGGAATTAGATGTCAGATCTTTAATACGTGTAAGAGCACTCATGTATTTAAATCATGGTAAACAGATTATACATCAACCACATACTGATTTTATGTATTCTCATAAGGCAGCTTTGATTTACTTGAATACGAATAATGGATTCACTCAGTTTGCTGATGCTGATTGGATGCCCGAACCTCAGATGGATAAAGATCCAAATGGTGAGTTGAGATTATATAACTATAATCCATTTTGGGAAAACTCAATGGAACCATTTAAAACCCAAGATAGAGTCATGAGTGTTGAAAATCGATTAGTCGTACATGACGGATCGAGACCACATTCAAGTTCAACATGTACTGATCAAACTTATCGTGTATTATTGTCTTTAAATTATACGTAATATGGAGTTAACAGGAAATTTAATTCAAAGTTTTATGGCAGCACCAGTTGTTGCCTATACCTATGATAAACCTTTAGAACCAATCATAGAATATTGTGATACGTTAGAATATAGAAAACCACCTCAAGGTGATTCTAACTATAAGTCAACTGATAAGTGGGTATTAAAACATGAAGCATTTAAAGACTTGAGGCAATTTTGTTTAGATTCAGTTCATAACTATGCCGCAAATATATGTGATACTGACGCTAAGATTGGAATACAACAATCATGGGTGAATTTAAATACGCCTGGTCAAGAACATCCATCACATTGGCACAGTAACAGTTACTTAAGTGGAGTATTCTATATCGCTTCAGAACAAGGAACTGGTTCACCTTTAACGATACATTCATATATGAAGAACTTTGCTTATAATCCAACCGTAAGAGAATATGAGTCTAATGAAGAAATGGAAAAAGCACCTTACAATCCATATACTTGTAGTAGTTGTAGTCTAGCATCAATACCTGGTACATTATTAGTTTTCTCTTCAATGATGCCTCATAGTGTTCCAGTGAATACTACGGATAAAAATAGAGTGAGTTTATCTTTTAATACCTTCCCAGAATTACCTCTTGGTGATGAAGAAAGATTAAACATGATTACTTGACTTTCATCATTTAATCCGATATAATTAGTACGTAATTACATAACATTATGGGAAAAGGATTTACAGTTAAAGCGAAATCACCCGTTGTCAAAAAAGCACCAGAGTGGGATTTTGATAAGGCAAAGGAGTTAGTTAAAGGTAAAACAGTTGTATTTTGTTTGCCTGGTCGTGGAGTGTCATATGCATTTTTAAAGAGCTTTGTACAACTATGCTTTGATCTGGTACAGAATGGAGCAAGTATCCAAATCTCACAGGATTACTCATCAATGGTCAACTTCGCACGTTGTAAGTGCTTAGGTGCAAATGTCTTGCGTGGACCAGATCAGTTACCTTGGGATGGTCAGTTAAAGTATGATTATCAACTTTGGATTGATAGTGATATTGTATTCAACTCAGAGAAGTTCTGGCAATTGGTTCTTATGGATCAAGACATCGCTGCTGGTTGGTATTGTACAGAAGATGGCAAAACCACCTCGGTTGCACATTGGATGGAAGAAGACGATTTTCGCTCGAATGGTGGCGTAATGAATCACGAAACCATCGAAAGCATCTCAAAAAGAAAGAAACCATTTACAGTTGATTATACTGGTTTTGGATGGACACTTATTAAGCATGGTGTATTTGAACATAATGAAATGAAGTATCCTTGGTTTGCTCCAAAAATGCAAGTTTTTGAGTCTGGAGAAGTACAGGATATGTGTGGTGAAGACGTTTCGTTCTGTTTAGATGCAAAAGAAGCAGGATTTGAAATATGGTGCGATCCTCGTATTCGTGTAGGACATGAAAAACAAAGAGTTATATAGTATTTTTGAGGGTGATAAACTTCTTTTTGAAGATCTCACCCAAGATGAATACTTTAATGCTATGGAGGATCTTGCATATGAATTTTATGACAATGGTTCTCATGACCCACAACACTTAAGAACTGAAATTAAGCAAATTTAATTATGGCAATCAAAAAAGGATTAAACGGAAACGTATTTGTAGAAGCAACACCAAAAAAATCTCGTCAAGGACAAGGTAAACATACAAAATTTTCTCCTACATCTCGTAACGGTGCAAGAAAAAGAAGTCGAGGGCAAGGAAAATGAATGATGATGGACCTAAGGTATTAGGTGTTAAACATCATGATAATTTTATCACAGAGATAACTTTTGACCCAGAACGATTAGAACTGGGTCAACTTATTGACTATTTTGAGTTTCTTAATTACTCTAAATTACAGACTCCTAGAAATGATATAAGAACAAAAGATACTCAAATCTTTATAAATGAGATATGTGGTATGCCTCATCCTTCAATAGATGAGTATACTGCACAAAGTAGTTCTGCTGTATATCAAAAATGGAACTATCTTTCAAATATTGCATTCGGTATTTACTTTGATAAGTACGAAGTCCTTAAAATACGTAATTTAGAACATAAATTCTGCAAATTACAACGTACAAAACCCTCTGAAGGGTTTCATGATTGGCATTCTGATCAATTAGGTGGTCAACCTTATAGGCAAATAGTCAGTCTTTTGTACTTAAATGATGATTTTGAGGGTGGAGAGACTGAATTTTTGCATCAATCGGTGAGAATTAAACCTCAAGTAGGAAAATATGTGTTATTTCCTGCTTTTTGGACACATTTGCATCGAGGAAATCCACCTATAGGTGGTACTAAGTATATAATAACTGGGTGGTTAGAAGAATACCCCATAGGAGGTTCCGCATAAAATGAGTACATTACTAACAAATCTTCCTTCATCTAAGGTTTATGTAAGAAAAGAATATTTACGAGATTTAAATGATGGATTTGGTGAGTTTGTAGAGGGCGTTTGGGTGTCTGCAAAGAGCATACCTGGTCGTGCTTTTTATTTTGAGACGTATTTACCAGAATATGGAGCACTTTTTGATAAATTACCCATATCAGCGTTCGTTTCATCGCCAGAAACACCAAATCCAGACCTAGATTTACCAAATTTACAGTTTTGGAACTGTATGGACTATGGTATAACAAATATTTGTAAGCAATTTGTTGCTTCAATGGAGTGGGAAGTGCGAACAAGGCATTTTGGTACACTCAAAGGCGAGTATTTGTGTACTTTAGACAACTATCACGCTGATCCTGATGTAATTGACTGCTCAACTAGTGAAGATCCAGCAGAACATAAGTCATTTAACTTGATTGCACTTGAAAATGGGCAGTTTGCGTTGTATCCAAACAACCGTTGTAGGGTATATGACCTCTCACTTACACCTCAAGAACCAAAAACACCCGATCTTAAGGTATCTACGGAGTATTATCAGGTAGAAAATGGTGTAAAATGGGGTAGATTAGGTGATTGTGATGATTATTTTTGGACAACACCCGAAGAAAGAAAGAAATCTGAAGAATAGGTATAAATAAAGGGAGATAATACTAAATATACCATTTAGATGGCACAGGTACGTACCTCTCAGGCATTTAAAGATATAAGTCTTTCATTTTCGCCACATCCAGTGACGAAAGATTTGCCTGTTTTGAAGAATGAACGTGCAATAGTTAGATCTGTGCGTAATTTAGTTGAAACAATCCCCACAGAAAGGTTCTTTAACTCAGATCTTGGAACCGATATTAGAGCAAGTCTATTTGAAAACTTCTATCCAACCATCAGAATGGTAATAGAGGACCAGATTGTAGAAACTATTAGTCAATATGAACCAAGAGTTAACGAA